CAAGAAACAGATTATGTAAACCATGTAGTGATGGAGCAAAACGAAGGCTTCAAGATATTCTACGTATGGTTTAAAGACGCACTACTCTCTAAGAACGGTTATGTAAAAATATATGCCGAAGAAGAAGAGGAAGAAGAAGAATACGAGTATAAAGGTCTTACTGACGCACAACTACAAATGTTGGCTTCAGATGAGAATACAGAAGTATTAGAGCATACTGGTTACCCTGACCCATCTATTAACATGGATGTTATCTATCAGCAAGCAGCCATGAATGGTGTAGACCCTGCTACTATCATGCAACCTATGTTACATGACGTTAAACTCAAGGTTACAGAAAAAGAAACAGAGATTCATATTGAGAACGTAGCTCCAGAAAACATTATGGTATCTGTAGAAGTTAATGGTCCTAACCTACAAGATGCTAAGTTTGTTCAACACAGAGAAGTGATGCAGTTAGCTGACATTGCTGAGACGTTTGACAAGCCACTAGAATACATTAAGTCAATTATGTCAGACCTTCGTGATACGTTTGAAGAAGAGTCTAACGCACGTGATATCTATGATGAAGAATATGATAGAGCTATTGAATCACAAGAAGCACTCGTTAAAGACACATACATTAAGTTAGATGGTGAAAGATATAGAGTAGTAGTATTAGGTAATACTATCCTATACAAAGAGAAATGCGAGTATGTTCCTTTCGCATGTATCACACCTATGATAATGCCACATAGACATATTGGTCGTTCTTATGCTGACTTGACTATGGACATTCAGCTTATTAAGTCAACACTTATTCGTGGTCAGTTAGATAATATGTATCTAGCTAACAATGGTCGTTATGCAATATCAGATAGAGTAAACCTAGACGATATGCTTACATCACGTCCAGGTGGTATTGTTCGTGTAGAAGGTGACCCAGGTTCAGGCATTATGCCTTTATCACATCCACCACTACCAGCATCATCATTCGGTATGGTTGAATACATGGACTCTATGAAAGAGAAGAGAACAGGTATCACAGCTTACAATCAAGGCTTAGATGCTAACAGTCTTAACAAAACAGCTACCGGTGTAGCACAGATAATGAATGCGTCTCAACAACGTATAGAATTAGTAGCTAGAACATTCGCAGAGACAGGTGTAAAAGAGCTATTTAAACTTGTGCATTACTTAGTTAGAACAACGCTTACTAAACCAGACATTATTCGTCTACGTAACAAGTGGGTAGAAGTAGACCCAAGAGAATGGAAAGCTCGTAAAGACTTATCTATCTCTGTAGGCTTAGGTGCTGGTAATAAAGACCAACAACTTACGCATCTTATGTCTATCTTGAATATGCAAAAAGAAGCTATCCAAATAGGTCTTACATCACCTGAGAAGATATACAATGCTTTAGCTAAACTTACACAGAATGCAGGCTTTAAGAATCCTGAAGAGTTCTGGGTTAATCCAGCTAATAATCCACAAGGTCAAGAACCACCTAAAGAAGACCCTAACGATAAACTTATACAAGGTCAGTTAGCTATTGAGCAACAAAAGGCTCAGTCTGATATGGCATTGTCACAACAAAAAGCACAGGCTCAGTTAGCACAAGAACAAGAACGTAGTAAGAATGACATCATCATTGAACGTGAAAAGATAATGGCACAAGCTGAATTAGAGAAGTTTAAGGCACAACTCAAAGCCGAGACTGATTTAGCTATCGCACAAATCAAAGCTCAAGGAGGCATGATGTATGGCGGATAAGTCACTAGAAGAAGTTAAACGTGGTGAGCAAGCATCACAGATATTAGATAACCCTCTATACAAAGAAGCTATGGATAAGGTAAAAGAAAGTCTTATTGCTAGTATGGCTAACAGTCCACTAGGTGATGAGAAGACACATAACAAATTAGTTATCGCTTTACAACTACTAAACCAAATTAACAAGCAACTTACTGACGTTATGCAAACAGGTAAGCTCGCAGCTATTCAAACGGACAGACCTAAGTTTAAGATATTTGGGTAAGGACAAGCCCACTTAATACTCTAACGAGTATTTCTATTGTCTAATTTCAAGGAAATAAAACTATGAGTGACCAAGTCCCAGAACAGTCACCACAAAGTCGGTTAGAGACTATGCTTGGTGATAGTATTGAATCAGATGTTAAACCACCTGAACTTCAAGACGAAGAAGAACAAACACCACTAGAGGCTGAGGCTGAAGCTACTGAAGAAGTAGAATCAGAAGAAGCAACAGAAGAATCAGATGACGAAGCTGAGGAAGAAGAACAGTCGCAAGATGAAGTTCCTGCTATCCTTAAACTTAAGGTCAATGGTGAAGATGTTGAAAAACCACTAGACGAAGTCGTAGCATTAGCACAACAAGGCTTAGACTACACGCAAAAGACACAACAAGTAGCAGAACAACGTAAAGAGCTAGAAGCCTATGCTGAGAGTATAAAAGCTCAAGAGCAAGCCTTTCAAGAGCAAATGCAACTTAACAATGTCTTAATTGAAGATGTAGCCAAAATCACATCATTAGACCAACAATTAAACCAATATGCTAACGTGAATTGGCAACAATTGTCTGATAATGATTTCGTGGAAGCGCAAAAACTTTTCTTCTCATACAACCAACTACAGCAAGAACGTAGTGCATTAGTTTCACAGTTTGAAGCCAAAAAGCAACAAGTCGTTCAGAAGCAATCGCAATTGATGGCAGAGAAGATAGCAAAAGGAAAAGAAGTTTTAGCTAAAGAGATACCAAATTGGAGTCCTGAGACTAACCAAGCATTGTTATCTACTGGCAAAGACTATGGTTTTTCTGATGCAGAACTCAACTCAATTGTTGACCCTCGTCACGTGAAGGTATTGCATGACGCTATGCAATGGCGAAAACTACAACAAAATTCAGTTGTGAAGAAAAAGGTATCAAACGCTAAACCAGTGGTGAAACCTGGTTCTAAAGATACCAAAGCGGAAGCTAATTCTAACCACCGTAACCTACGTGAGCAATTACGTAAGACAGGTAAGTCAGATGCAGCTCAAAAACTTATAGAAAACATGCTTTAATTTACAAAGGAAACCATAATCATGGCAACATCAGCAACCAATAGTTATACCGGTAAAGGTATAGCGGAGTCTTTTGAAGATATCATTTTTGATATTTCTCCAGAAGACACACCATTGTTATCAATGGCAAAAAGAATGTCAGCAGGTCAAACTTACCATCAATGGCAAACAGATGCTTTAGCAGCAGCAGCTACTAACGCAACAGTTGAAGGTGATGACGCTTCATTCGCAACATTAGCAGCAACAACAGTATTAGGCAACTATACTCAAATCTCACGCAAAACAGTTCAAATTTCAAACACATATGACGTAGTACGTAAGTATGGTCGTAAGTCTGAAGTTGCTTACCAACTTATGAAAGCTGGTAAAGAAATGAAACGTGACATGGAGTATGCTTTAGTACGTAACCAAGCATCATCAGCAGGTGGTCCAGCAACAGCTAGAACATCAGCAGGTATTGAATCTTGGATTACTAATCGAGTAATTGCTACAGGTTCTACAGCAGGTACAACACCTGGCTTCGTAAACGGAATTGTAGCAGCTCCTACAGACGGTACAGCAGTAACATTCATTGAAGCAGACTTAAAGTCAGCATTACAATTGGCATGGACAGACGGTGGCGAGCCATCAACAATTCTTATGTCAGCTACTAACAAGTCACGTTTCTCTGGCTTTGCTGGTATTGCTACTAAGTTTGTAGACGTACAAGTTAAAGCACAGGCTTCAATTACTGGTGCAGCAGACGTTTACGTTTCTGACTTCGGTAATCATACTGTGAAACTTGACCGTTTCATGCGTGATGCAGCAGTTCTATGTATTGACCCAGGCTATGTTGGCTTAGCTTCACTACGTCCTTTAAGCAAAGAAGAACTTGCTAAGACTGGTGACTCAACAAAATGGCTCTTAACAGCAGAGTACGCACTTGTGGTTCAAAACCCAGATGCACATGCTAAGATTCAAAACGTAGGTGCTTAGTAATTAGATATGATATAATGGAGGGAATTAATTTTCCCTCTGTTGTATTTTTATTATGCCAATATTATTTGACCACAATAGCGTAACAGGTGTAAGTCAGTACTTTGACTATGACCCAGCTAAAGATACATACTACCTAACCTCTACTCAAGACTTGAGTGGCATGTTAGACAAGATTAAAGAAGCAAGAGATAACCCTGCAATATGGGATAAAGGTGTTAAAGAAGAATGGGCGCACTTTGCTAGTATTCCACCTGTAGTGGAAATGCAGTTAAAGCAAAAGGGTATAGATATGTATAACCCTGACCACACTAAAGCTCTTGTAAAAGAAATAAACGAAAACTATCCATATCTTAAACTGACTACAAAGAATGGATGACCCAGTTAAAAAAGAGTTTCCGCATAACATACTTAGACCTAAACAAAATTGGGAATTTATAGACAAATGGTTTGATGACTATGGTTATACACTAGAGCCTAGAGAAATAGCAAGATGGGCTTATTGTAATGGTAGATGGAAACATATTGAAATAGGTGAAGCTGAAATTAAGCAAATGCTAAATGATATTGAATACTATCAAAAGCGTGTAGAGGAATTAGAAAAGTTACATGAAGACTGGTTACTGATATGTAAGAAATGCGGTGATGATTTAGGTATTGGGATAAAAGATGACTTGGAACTATAGAATCATTAAGCGTAAATGCAAAGAAACAGGTGAAGTCTATTATGGACTAAATGAAGTCTTTTATAAAAAGACAGGTGAGTTAATGGCATTTAGTGATGCAGATTACATTGTAGCTGATAAGCCACAAGAGATAGTAGAAGTGTTATATATGATGTTAGCAGACGCTAAAAAAGATAGACCTATACTAACAGAAGAAGACTTTGGATAAACAAGAAATACAAAAGATACAGTTAGCCATACATGACCTTATCAATCAGGAAAAGTATGATGAAGCATTACCTCTTATATATTCTGTATTAGAAGAATATCCTAATGACGCTGCTACACTAAACTTCTTAGGTTATATCTGGTTAATGGGCGATAAGCCTGCATTTGCATATCAGTTCTTTCGTAGAGCATTACAAGAGATGCCAGGCAATAAAGCTATATGGACATCTTTAGGTCGTGCATCACATGAATTAAACATGTATGAAGATGCTCTAAAGTATTTCTTAAAGTCAGCAGAATTAGACCCTACATACGCACTAGCTTATTCTAATGCAGCAGCAACGCTAGTACAAACATCACAATGGGATGATGCAGAGAAAGCCTGTAAGATGGCTTTAGAATGTAACCCTGACGACTTACATGGTCAGCTAAACCTAGCACACACTTACCTGGCTAAAGGTGAATGGGATAAAGGTTGGGAGTATTGGCATAAGTCACTAGGTGGCAAGTTCCGTAAAGAATGGGTATATGGTGACGAGTCACGATGGGATGGCACTAAAGACAAAACACTTATTATCTATGGCGAACAAGGTTTAGGTGATGAGATATTCTATGGTAGCTGTATTCCTGACGCTATCAAAGATAGTAAACAAGTTTATATAGACTGTGACCCAAGACTAGAAGGATTATACAGACGTAGCTTTCCTGAAGCAGAGGTACATGGTACTCGTAAAGAAGATAGCCCTGAATGGTTAAGAGATAAGAAGTTTGATTACAGATGTGCGATAGGTGGATTACCACAGTTCTTTAGACATACGAATAAAGACTTTCCTGGCACACCTTATTTAAAAGCTGACCCTGAAAGACGCATTATGTGGCGTGGGTTGTTTGACTCATGGGGTAAGAAAGTAATAGGTCTTACGACTAAAGGTGGTATTAAACATACTAACGCTAAAGGTCGTGAACTTACACAAGAAGATATAGAACCATTATTAAAGCTCAAAGACTATGTAATAGTCAGTTTAGATTATAGCGTAGAACGCAAATTAGACGGTGTTAAATACTTTGACTTTGCAACAAGCGCAAAAGACTATGATGATACAGCAGCGTTAATAGCTGAATGCGATATGGTCTTAGGTGTCAATACGACTGCTCAACATTGTGCAGCAGCTATGGGAGTTAAGACATGGTGTCTAGTTCCTAAATGGCATCAATGGCGTTATGCTCAACCTAGTATGCCTTGGTATCGTCACATGAGAATTATCTACCAAGACAATGATACTTGGAAAGAAGTTATCAATAAGGTAGCTAAACAGTTAAATGGGACTTGGTGATTGGTTAATGGCATCTGGTGATGCTAAAGAAGCTAACGAACGCACCGGTAAGAAAGTAAAGCTAGGTGATGGCAGTAGAATGTTTACTGACATACAAGTCTTTTCTAATAATCCTAGAATGGCATTTAAAGATGATACAGATGTCGTATGGGTTAATAACTATCCTAGCAGTAGACCTTATCTTAAAGGCACAAACAAAGGTAAGTTATTATTTAATGATGACTATAAGCCTAGAATGGGTGAAGTTTACTTTAGTGAGCAAGAACAAAAAGATATAGATAAGATAGATGGTGACTACATAGTTGTAGAACCTAATGTCAAAAAAGTTTATGCACACACAGTTAATAAAGCATGGCATGGTTGGGAACAGTTATTTAAACATGACTTACCTTGGCTACAGTTAGGTGATGTATCTGTAGAACGATATACAAAGTGGAAAGAAACAAATACCTTTAGAGAAGCATTACAAGTATTAAGTAAAGCAAAGTTATTTGTAGGCACAGATGGTGGTTTACATCATGCAGCAGCAGCATTAGGCATACCTTCCGTAGTGATATGGACAGGTTTTACTTCACCGAGGCACTTAGGATATGATACCCATACAAATATACATGACGGTTCAGAGCCATGTGGGACTTATGATAGCGTATGTCAACATTGCCTTCTAAAAAGCAAAACAATCACCGTAGAGCAGGTTTTAGATGCAGTTAATACTGAGTGGTATAGAACGCAGAGATAACGTCTTAAAACGCTTGCAAAAGCATTGTAAGGGCATTTTAACAAGAGAATGGGATGGTAAGTCTATTCCAGTCGTAGTCGGTAATTTACAGGGTGCAGATAAGATACAAATAGCCTGTAGAGAACAAAACATACCCTATATTCTGATAGACCATGGTTACTTTCACAGGTCACATGACTTAGAATGGGCTAGATTCTGTGTTAATAACTACCATTGCACAGACTGGCGTGTATCAGATAGAGAAACACCTAAGGTTCACGAGTATCGTAGTAGTGAAAACGTAGTTGTGTTACCACCGGCAGAGAAAATATCATACATTTACAATGGTTCTAGTTGGTTAGATACAACGATAGAAGAGATTAGAAAGTATACAGAGAGAAAGATTGTCATTAAGCGTAAGGGCGAAGGTGACTTTAAACAAACATTAGAAAAAGCTCATGTCATAGTGAGTTTTGGTAGTGTCGCAGATGTAGAAGCACTTATTCGTGGTGTCCCTGTCATAGGTTCACCTTATAGCCCTGCAAACCCTGTATCCAATAACATTAAAGACATAGAAAACTTAACATATTTTGACAGAACAGCATGGTTAAGCTCATTAGCTGCTAGTGAATGGCATAAAGATGAGATGGACAAGTGCTGGGATAGACTAAAAGGACAACTAGATGGCGTTTACTAATTACTCGGCGTTTGTAACTACAGTAGAAAACTACTTAGCACGAACAGACTTGACAAGTGTCATACCTGACTTTGTTCAGATGGCTCAATTAAGAATGAGTCGTGACTTACGAACAGAAGCTATGTTAAAGGTTGCAACTACTACACCTTCTGATAATAAGGTAGCGTTTCCTACTGACTTTTTAGAGTTAA